ATCATATTCTGGAGACTCCGGAATTATTGTTGGATTTGGAACAACTTCAGTTGGAATTGGAACTACACAATTAATATTTGACCTGCACATTCCATTTGATTCTTCTTTGAGGAATACGGATCTTGTTGGAACGGCAGTAACATTGAGTACTTTGTCTGCTAATGATTACTTTATTGTAAAAGATACAAGTGTTGGAATAGCACAGACAGTTATTCAATCATTTGATGGTAGTGGGTCTACTATTGGAATTGGTAATCAATTTGCTGATAATGTATATGTTGTAAATAATGTTTCTGAAGTTACCCAAAATATTGTTGGAGTAAATACTTTAGTGAAACGAGTATTTGTTAATATTGATCAATTCAGTTCTGGTTACTCTGGAATTTCTACTGCAGAATCTTTTGGAAATTATAGTTTTGGTAAGATTTTGATCACAGGAAGAAATCAAAGTGTATCATATAGTGCTCATACCTTATCTGGTATAGGTACAAATGAAATTACTGGAATTTCAACATCTACTATTATTCAAAGAACTAATAAATTAAAGTTCAAAGAATATGTCGTCTAAATCTATAATAAATAAATAAAAACTTCCGTCAAATGGCTGCTATTATAACTGACCAAATTAGAATATTAAATGCAGGTAATTTTGTCGCTGGAGTTAGAAACCAGAGCAATTCATATTATTCTTGGATAGGTTTACCCAACCCATCTGATTTTCAATCTGACTGGAATACAACTCCTCCATCGCCAAAAGACAATTTTAATGAAGAGAATGACTATTGGGATACAATGCTTGCTCTTAAAAAAATCACATCGTCAGATGTGAGGCAAGTTATTGTGAAAAGAGATTGGACATCTGGAACAACATATGACATGTATCGTCATGATTATAGTAGATCCAATACAGCTTCAGTTTCTGGATCTACCAATTTATATTCATCGACATATTATGTTTTAAATAGTGATTTTAGAGTATATGCTTGTCTTCAAAATGGAACTGATCCAGAAAATCCTAATGGAAGACCTTCTCTAGATGAACCAATATTTACAGATTTAGAACCAAGATCTGCTGGTAGTAGTGGTGATGGATATATTTGGAAATACCTCTATACTATTAAACCAAGTGATATTGTCAAATTTGATTCTACTGATTTTATGCCAGTTCCTCTTGATTGGGAAACTGCAGCAGATAATTCAGAAGTTAGAGATAATGCTGTAGATGGTTCTATTAAAGTAATTACTATCACAAATCGTGGTGATGGAATTGGACCTACAGGAGGAACAACATATACTAGAGTTCCTATTAGTGGAGATGGTAGTGGTGCTGAATGCACTATAGTCACTACTAATGATAAAAAGATTTCATCTATAACAGTTTCATCTCAAGGATCTGGATATACATATGGAACTGTAAATTTAACTGCTGGTTCTGTTCCTGATGGAACAACGCAACCAACATTTGATGTCATTATATCACCACAAGGTGGACATGGTGCAGACATCTATAGAGAGTTGGGTGCATATAATGTTCTTCTATATTCTAGACTTGAAAATGATATTGAAAACCCAGATTTTATAACTGGAAATGAGTTTGCAAGAATCGGAATTGTAGAAAATCCCAAAGAAACTACAAATACTTTATTATCAGCATCAAAAGCAAGTGCAGTTTCTGCTCTAAGATTAACTGGTGCTGGATATAGTTCTGCAACTTTTTCTGCAGATTCTTTAGTGACACAAACTGTTTCTGCTGGTAGCACAGCAGTAGGACAAGTTGTTAGTTACGATCAAAACACAGGAGTTTTGAAATTCTGGCAAGATAGAAGAAATGCTGGATTTAGCAGTACTGGGATTGGAATTACAGATCCAACATATGGTTATGAATTATTAGAGTTTACAAGCACTCCATCATCTGGTGGTAATGTAGTTATTGTACCAAGTTCTGGATCAAATTTAGAAATTGACACCAACTTTACTGGTATCTCTACCGTAATAAATAATCGTACATATTATCTTGGTCAACAGTTCACTAGTGGTGTGGCAAATCCAGAAGTTAAAAAATATACTGGAAATATTATCTACGCAGATAATAGACCACCAATCACAAGGTCATCGAACCAAAAAGAAGATATCAAAATCGTTTTGCAGTTCTAAAGAATTATGCCCCAACAAACTAATCTAAACGTAGCCCCATATTTTGACGATTTTGATGCGGCTAACGATTACCATAAAGTTTTATTTAAACCAGGTTATCCAGTTCAAGCTAGAGAACTGACAACCCTTCAATCTATACTGCAAAATCAGGTTGAAAAATTTGGTCAGCATTTTTTCAAAGAAGGTGCTAAAGTAATTCCAGGAAATACTGGATATACTAGATTATATTATTGTGTTCAGTTAAACAATAATTTTAACGGTATTCCAGTCTCTGCATATGCAGATCAATTAGTAGGAACTAAAATTACAGGTGTAACGTCTGGAGTTACTGCTTTTGTTGACAGTATTCTGTTTCCAGAAGATTCTGAAAGAGGAAATTTGACAATATATTTGAGTTATTTAAACTCAAGTACTTCTAATAATTCTACTCAAACTTTTTCTGATGGAGAAGAATTAACGTGTAATGAAATAATTCAATCAACTTTACTTGGAAATTCATTAATTGAAGTTGGGTCACCATTTGGAAACACTTTAGGAGTTGATTCTACAGCTACTGGATCTTCCTTTCAAATTGAAAATGGTGTTTACTTTATTAGAGGAAATTTTGTAAACGTTGCTAAAGAAACTTTAATATTAGATCAGTATTCAAATACACCAAATTATAGAGTAGGTCTGTTTGTTGACGAAGAGATTATAAATTCAAGTTTAGATGAATCACTAAACGATAATTCGCAGGGATATAATAATTATTCAGCACCAGGTGCCGATAGATTAAAAATAAGTGTAAGTCTTACTAAAAAAAGTTTAAATGACTTTAACGATGATAGTTTTATTGAACTAGCAACAGTAAATAATGGTGTTTTAAGATCTAAAGTATCTCTTGGTGGTTTAGGTGGAGGAGTTGGTTACAAAGATTGGACAGATACTCTAGCTAGAAGAACATATGATGAATCTGGGGATTATTACGTAAAACCATTTGATATTTCTATCGTAGATTCTTTGAATGATAATTTGGGGAATAATGGAATATTTCAAGATGGACAATTTACATATAGTGGAAGTGTTCCTTCTGATGATTTAGCATTATACAGAATTTCTGTAGGAAAAGCATATGTTCGTGGATATGAAGTTGAAACTAGAACTCCAACTTTCATAGATTGTCCAAAACCAAGAACAACAAGAACTATCGAAAATGAATCTCTCCAGTATAACACCGGAGCATCATTAAAATTAAATTGTGTGGTTAGAACTCCATCCATTGGTATTGGAAATACATATTTTGTTAGTTTAAGAGATAGTAGAGTAGGAGGGGAGAGTGATGAAAGTCCTCCAGGAAAAGAAATTGGATTGGCAAGAGTTTATGATTTTAGAAATGAATCTGGATCATATGAAAATAATTCAAATGTAGATCAGTGGGGAATATCTTTATTTGATGTTCAACCATTTACTGAAATTACTTTAAATTCTGCAATAACTTTAAATACTCCCGTTTTTGTTAAAGGTTCTAGTAGTGGAGCTACAGGATTTCTTAAAGACAATGTTAGTGCTGGAGCAGCTTTAACCGTATATGAAAGATCTGGAAGTTTTATTACCAATGAATCTCTAATTTTTGATGGTATTAACAACGGAAGAATTGCAATTGCAATTACTGAGAATTCAATATCTGATGTTAGATCTTTATTTGGAACTACTTCCGGAGTTATTGGAATCAATACATTTTCAGCAAATATAATACCATCAACTTCTGTCAATATAGGTATTGCATCTATAACTAAATTTGATGTTAGTGCTGGAGGAATCTCTACAGTAACTAGTTCCAATGAACTTTTTCCAGGAAATTTAGTTAAAGTAAATGATTTAATTTCTTTTAGTGATATATCTATAACTGAAGATCCAATTATTGCTAGAGTTTCTGGAGTTTCAACAACTGCGATTACTGTAGTTGGAGTCAATACAGTTCAAGGAGTTGCTAGTGGAAAACTTCCTTCTGCAAATAAAGAAGTAACAGATCTTAAATTACTCACTACAAATTTACAAACATCATCAGATAATTCGCTATTTACTAGACTTCCAAAAGGAAATATTGCTACAGTTGATCTAGGCGAGACATCAATTACGATTAGAAAAACTTTTGATGTTACTATTGTAGATAATCAAATCACAACAGCAACTCGTCCCGAAGCAGGAGAGAATGAGACGTTTTTACCATTTACTGCTAAAAGATACTCTTTGACTAGAGAAGACGGGTCTGTTGAACAACTAACATCAGATAAATTTGATTTCAATTCATCTTCAACGTTATTTGATGTTAGAGGTTTAGGGTCTGATACAACAGGAACTTTAGTTGCGACTTTGGTAAAATCAAAACCAAAGTCTAAAACAAAGATTAAAAATACAATCAATTCTATTATTGTTGATAAGTCTAAAATTGAAGGATCTGGAATTGGATCCACTACTTTAAATAATGGATTGGAATTTGGCAATTATCCTTTTGGAACTAGAGTTGAAGATGAAGTCATCTCTCTTAATAAACCAGATGTTATAGAAATTCATGGTGTATTTGAATCTTCAGACTTAACTGATGCTTCATCTCCTAATATTCAGTTCCAATCAATGGGAACGCCAACTGGAACCACTTCTGATCTTTTATCTGGAGAACTATTAATTGGACAGACAAGTGGTGCTATTGCATTATTTGCTGAAAGCATAAGTTCTGATACAATTTCAATTTTATATAAAAATGACTTTAAATTTATTGAAGGAGAAGTATTAGTATCACAAGAGTCAAATTCAGAATGTTTAATTAATGATATAACTGCAAATAGTTTTAATATATCGTCAAACTACACCTTCTCTTGTGGACAGGAAAAAACTTTTTATGACTATGGAACAGTAAAAAGAATTGATTCTGCAGAGCAACCAACTCGCAAATTAAAAATTTACTATTCTGCTGCAGCATATGATGCAACTGATGATGGGGATATTACAACTATCAACTCATATGACAATTTTAATTATTCTAGAGAAATACAATCTGTTGATAGTATTCTAAATTCAGATATTATTGATATTAGACCAAGAGTTTCTAATTACACAGTTTCTGCTGATGCAAGATCTCCATTAGAGTTTTTAGGAAGAACTTTTAATCAACTTGGCAACTCTTCCCCAAATATACTAGCATCAGATGAACAAATACTTTTGGATTATTCCTACTATCAAGGAAGAATTGATAGAATTTTTGTAACTAAAGATGGAAAGTTCCAAGTTAAGTATGGAAATGCTTCAGATAATCCAGAAAAACCCGTATCTGTAGATGAAGCATTAGAAATTGCAACTATAGATCAACCACCATATCTTTATAATACAGAGCAAGCTTCTCTACAATTTTTAGAGCATAAAAGATATCGAATGGTTGATATCAAACAACTCGAAAATAGAATTAAAAATCTTGAGTATTATACATCACTTTCACTTTTAGAAACAAATACTGCAAATTTATTTGTTTCTGATTCAGATGGATTGAATAGATTTAAGTCTGGATTCTTTGTAGATAACTTCAATTCATTTAGACCCCAAGATACTACTATTTCTACAAAGAATAGTATTGATAGGAAAAGGAAAGAAGTAAGACCAAAGCACTATACAAACAGTATTGATTTATTGCCTGGTCCTGTTGTAAATACAGATCCAGATGCCGATCTTGCGTTCTCCATTGTTGAAGGAAACAATGTAAGAAAGCAGAATGATGTTGTTACATTGGATTATGCTGAAGTTGAATGGTTAAGTCAAACTTTTGCAACAAGAAGCGAGAGCGTAACTCCATTCTTGATTAGTTTTTGGCAAGGAACTTTGGAGTTAACTCCAGCATCTGATAACTGGGTTGATACAACTAGACTTGAAGCAAAGATTATTACTGCAAAAGGTAACTATGCCGAAACAATGGCAGAAGCTGCAAAAACTTTGAATGTTGATCCACAGACTGGATTTGCTCCAATTGTTTGGGATTCTTGGAATACTAATTGGGGCGGTATTGAAGTAACAGATTCATCAAGAACAAGAACAGAGTCAAGTTCTTCCACTTTTGGTAGAGGAGGGTGGATCAATGGCGGATCTGGAGTTGCTCAGAGAGTTCAAAGAACTACAACTAGAACAATTCAAGAAGAAACAAGAGAAACAGTTCAAAGAGGTGTGGAATCTAGAAATGGATTGCAAACAATAGTAGTTGAAGATATTGAAAGAACATCTGTTGGAGACAGAGTTGTTAGTAGAGATATAATCTCTCATATGAGATCTAGGAATGTGCAGTTTGTCACAAAAAGAGTCAAACCACTCACTAGACTTTACGCTTTCTTTGATGGTGTTGATGTAACCAACTATTGTGTTCCAAAACTTTTAGAAATTTCTATGACATCTGGAGTTTTCCAAGTTGGAGAAAGAGTTATTGGAAGAATGCCAGTTACTGGACTTGATGAAACAACTTCACCCTCAGTAGGAATTCAATTTAGAGTAGCACAATCAAATCATAGAGAAGGTCCCTATGATTCTGCAACAAAAACATATCCACAGAATCCATACACAAATACTATTCTTAGTGGAGTGTATTCTTCAAATTCCACTATTCTAAACATTGATACTTTCTCGTTATCAAACGAAGTTCAAGGAGAATATTATGGATATGCAGAGACTTCAATGACTCTAGTAGGAGAAACTAGTGGAGCAATTGCTACAGTTAATAATATTAGACACATTTCTGATATTTCATCAACTTTAATTGGAAGTTTCTATATTCCAGATCCAAATTCTTTAACACATCCTAAATTTGAAACAGGTGATAGAGTATTCACTCTGACAAATACTGAAGATAATGATCCAGATGTTGCAACCACTCTTGCAGACGAAACATACTCTGCTGCAGGAACTCTTGAAACAGTTCAAGAAAATATTATTTCTATCAGAAATGCTAGAGTTGAACAGAGACAAGAATTCCAAGAAAGAAATGTAAATAGAACTCTTGGAACTGAGGTTGTATCAAGTAGAGTGACTGGAGAAAGTAGTAGTGAGCGAATTGTGGGTTGGTATGATCCACTTGCACAATCTTTCCTAGTTGAAGATGATACTGGAATTTTTGTAACCAAATGTGATGTCTTCTTTAGATCTAAAGATGATATGAATATTCCAGTAATATTCCAGTTGAGAACAATGAAGAATGGATTCCCAACTCAAAATGTTTTGCCATTCTCAGAAATTGTTATTGATCCAGAAGATATATCAACTTCTTCTGATGGATCAGTTGCTACATCAGTTCAATTCAAAGCACCAATTTATCTTGAAGGTAAAGGTCAAGAATATGCAATTTGTTTGGCATCAAACTCAACCAAATATAGTGTTTATATTTCAAGAATTGGTGAGAATGATTTATTATCAGATGCATATATTTCCAACCAACCATATCTTGGATCATTGTTCAAATCACAAAATGCTTCTACTTGGGAAGCAAGTCAGTGGGAAGATCTTAAGTTTACAATATACAGAGCAGATTTCTTAGAATCTGGATCAGTAAACTTCTATAATCCAGAGTTGAGTCGTGGAAATAATCAAATTCCAGAATTGATGCCAAATTCTTTGGTCTTCAATTCTAGAAAAATTAAGGTTGGTCTTGGAACAACTGTTTCAGATTCTTACGAATCAGGAAATACATTCACACAATTAAATACATCTGCTACAGGTAATTTAGTTGGAACAGCTAGTTCTATTACTGGAACTATTAACGTTACTAGACCGGGAATTGGATATACTCCAGCATCAGGTGCAGCTTCCTATGCAGGTGTAAATCTAGTAACAGTCAGTGGATCTGGTAGAGGAGCAACTGCTGAAATTACAGTTAACAATGGAGTTGCTATTGCAGCAACAATTGCTTCTGGCGGAAGTGGTTATCAAGTTGGTGATGTTCTTGGAATAACAACTATTGGTAACTCTGTTGGTAGAAATGCAAGATTTACAGTTTCTACTATTGGACTTGCTAATGAATTGATATTTGATAACGTTCAGGGAGACTTTATTACTGGAGTTGGAAATACATTATACTACACTAATAGTTCTGGCATTTCTACAGAACTAAATTCTGTTCATGGTGGTAATGTAACAATCAACAACATTATTGTTGATAATGATGGTGAGCATATAAAAGTGAATCATCAGAATCATGGAATGTATTTTAATGACAATTTGGTTAAGATTATTGGAGCAGAATCTGATATCAAACCAACAAAACTCAGTGCTGCTATAGGGGCTGGTTTTACTGGAGCAATATCAGTTGATGATGCTACAAATATGTCAAATTTTGAAAATGTTGGAGTTGGTACAACTAATGTTGGATTGATTAAAATTGGTGATGAGATAATCGAATATACAGATGTAACTGGAAATACTCTTGGTGGGACTATTACAAGAGGATCTGTTGCTAAAAATTATGCCGTTGGTACTCCCGTATTTAAATATGAATTAAATGGAATTAGTCTTGCAAGGATTAACAAAATCCATGATATGTCTACTACAACAACTGTAGATCCAATAACTTTTGATTCATATAACATCAAATTGAATATGTCTGAGAAATTTAACTTAAATAATGATGATAGAAGTGATGATGTTGGATTCCCAAGACTCTATATAAATGAATCAAAATCTACAGGTGGATATAATGTTAGGGCAACACAAAACATGCCTTTTGAAATTATTACACCAAATATTCAGAACCTAACCGTATCTGGAACAAATCTTACTGCGGAAATTAGAACTACGACTGCTCAAAGTATTGATGGAAATGAAATTCCATATATTGATAATGGATTCCAATCAGTATCCATAAATCAGTCAAATTATCTAGAAACTCCTAGAATAATAGCATCAAAGATCAATGAAGATCTTAAAATGACCAATGTTACTGGAAACAAATCTTTTGAAACTAGACTATTCTTGAATACTACTGATACTCGAATCTCTCCAGTAATTGATGCACAAAGAGTTAGTGTGGTTCTGACATCAAATAGGGTCAATAATCCAATAACAGACTATGTTAATGATAATAGAGTTAATGGTTTAGATACTGATCCAACTGCGTTCCAGTATGTTTCTAAAGAAATACTTTTAGAAAATCCAGCATCATCTATAAAAATCTTGGTAAGTGCCCATGCAAATGAAGAAGCAGATATTCGTGCTTTCTTCGCTATTAGTGACAAAGAAGGTTTTAATCCAATCTTTGAACCATTCCCAGGATTTGATAATTTGAATTCTAGAGGAGAAATTATTAATTCTGAGAATAGTGATGGAAGATCGGATATCTTGATGCCGAAATCAACATTCAGATCTTTTGATGGTGAACAATTAGAATTTAAAGAGTATACATTTACTCGCGACCAATTGCCATCATTCAAAACTTTCAAAATTAAAATCATTATGACTTCTACAAGTCAAGTTTATGTTCCTAGAATGAAAGATCTGAGAGTGATTGCCCTAGCATAACATGGAAAAATATACAGTTGATGGTCATGGGGATCTTGCAAGAGATCCCCGAACAAATTCAATAGTTAATGTTGATAATCTTGGATACAAACAATACGTCTCTAGACGTAAAGTTAAAAATGAAAAGAATCAACAAGTACAGACTATTGAAGAAGAAGTCGCTAATATTAAAAGTGACATTACTGAAATCAAATCTCTACTAAAGGAGTTATTACATGGATCCTGATAGCATAGAACTAAATAATTTATCAAAACAATTTGCATATACAAAAGTTGCATCTGATATAGATAATTGCAATGATAATGACACTTTAAAAGATATTGCAAAGTCTTTTTGCAAACTATATTATAAACAACAAGAAACAATGTCATTAATAGGACTTACAGATGGCAACTAGGACAATAACGTTTGATCCAGATTCTGGAGTTCCATATGGTGTAAATTTAACCATTTATGGTGGAACAGATTTTTCAACTACTTTCAATGTAAAAACTACCTCAAGTGCTGCATTCAATTTGACAGGATATTCTGGTGCAGGTGCAATAGCAAAAAGTGTTGCTGTTGGTGCCACTCTTGGAGCTACAGATACATTCGCAGTTGGGATCACTAGTGCAGTAGATGGTACTATGAAAATTTCTTTGACTGACACTAAAACTAAAAATTTGGTAGAAGGTAGATATGTGTATGATGTTCTTGTAACAGTTGGATCTACAACGTATCCATTAGTAAATGGAAACGCATATGTTTATAATCCCGTTTCATCATAACACTAAATACAGTTAGGAAACTTGTGAATATATGGCACAACCAGCAAGTAGATCAGATTTAATTAATTACTGCAAAAGGCAACTAGGGGCTCCAGTCCTTGAAATTAATGTTGCCGATGAGCAAGTAGATGATCTTGTTGATGATGCACTACAATATTTTCATGAAAGACATTTTGATGGTGTAGTTCAAACTTTTTTAAAATACAAATTAACTCAGACAGATATTGATAGAGGGCAGGGAACTAAAACAAATAGTAATGTTGGAATTGTAACAACTACTGCATCTTCAACAGTTGGAATTACTTCAACATTTTCATATGAAGAGAATAGTAATTATATTCAAGTACCCCAAGCAGTTATAGGTGTTAATAAAATTTTCAGGTACGATGGATCACAAACTACTACTAATAGTATGTTTAGTGTTAAATATCAATTATTTTTAAATGATGTATATAACTTAAATTCTACGGAAATTCTGTCATATGCAATGACAAAGAGATATTTGGAAGATATTGATTTTCTTCTTAATACTGAAAAGATGATTAGATTTAATCAAAGACAAGATAGATTATATTTGGATATTGATTGGGGAGCTGTTTCCCCAGGGGATTATATTATATTGGATTGTTATAGACTTTTAGATCCAAATGATTTTGTCAGAGTTTATAATGACTCATTTTTGAAAAAATATTTGACAGCATTAATCAAAAAACAATGGGGACAAAATTTAATAAAATTCCAAGGAGTTAAATTGCCTGGAGGAATTGAATTAAATGGAAGACAAATATATGATGATGCACAGAAAGACTTGGATGTAATCAGGGAGCAGATGTCAAATACATATGAACTTCCACCTTTAGATATGATAGGTTGATATTATGTTAAATCCATTTTTTACTCAAGGAACAACTGGTGAACAGAACCTTGTTCAGGATTTAATCAATGAGCAATTGAGAACTTATGGTGTAGATATTTTCTACATGCCTAGAAAATTTATAACAGAAAAAACTGTAATTAGAGAGGTTGTTCAATCCAAATTTGATTTAGCACTTCCTTTAGAAGCATATGTAGATAATTATGATCAGTACTCTGGAGCAGGAAATCTTTTATCTAAGTTTGGAATAGAATCAAAAGACGAAGTTAGATTGATTATTTCTAGAGAAAGATTTGAAACGTATATCACACCTCTAATTCAAGATCAGTCTAATATTAAACTTTCTACTAGACCAAAAAGTGGAGATTTAATTTGGTTCCCACTTGATGATAGAGTTTATGAAATAAAAGATATTGAGTATGCAAAACCATATTATCAATTACAGAACCTTTATGTTTATGAACTTTATTGCGAACTCTTCCGTTATGAAGATGAAGTTATATCAACAGGTGTTGATGAAATAGACAATAATTTGATTGGTGGAGATTCTGATGGATTTACTGATGATGGAATAAACACTATCCAAGGAACTACACAAACTTTAACTCTTGTAGGTACATCCTCTACAGCAACAGCAGTAACAGGAATTATTACTGGATCTATTAGATCTATTAGAATTACGAATAGAGGTGGTGGATATAAAACAAAACCTACAGTTGGTATAGGATCTGCACCTGTAGGTGGAATAACTGGAATTGCTACAGTTAGAATGATTGGTGGAATTAATGTCTGCAATCTAAATTCAAATTCTGCACTCAAGTCAGTTCAAAATGTTGATCTGGTAAATCCTGGATCTGGATATACTATAGCACCATCCATCAGAATATACGATGGTGGAGGAACTGGAGCAGCTGCTAC